CGGCAGCCATATCGGCGCGCTCGTCGAAACCTTTCACCTTGTTTGCGGCCACCGTCAGGCGGAACTCGCCCACCGTCATGGTGAAGCCGCCTTGGCTCTCACTGCGCAGTTGGCCATATTCGGCCATCACGTCGCGGAAGGCGCGGCTTTCGTTTTCCAGCCATTCGCGAAAGCCACTCACGGCCGTCACCACATCGTTCAGCCGTGCCTGCACGTCTTGCGCAAACTTCTCACGCAGCTCCTCGTAGGCCTGTCGACGGTTGTTCTTCTCCTCGTTGGCCTCGTTCTGCAGCGTGGCCAGCAATTCCTTCTTCTCCTCGGGCGATAAGCCCTCAAGCATTTCCTTTTTCATCTTTGTTGTTATTTTTGTTCATTATAAAATTGTATTTCACTTTCAGCGTTTCGTGCGGCGCAACCACCGTGCCTTGTTCTTCGTGGTTCAACCCGCCCTTGCGCTTGATGGCGCGCAGCTTTACGGCCAGGGCTTCGAGTTCGTCGACCGAAATGCGGCAAAAGCGCTTGCCCATGATGCGCGGATGCAGACAGAAGGCGTCCACGCAGGGCCATTGGGTGGTGTCCACACCAAGCTGTTGCATCAGCTTGAGCACCGAGCTGCGCCGCTTTTTCAGCTCGCGCGACGCTTCGTCATCGTCTACAACGCGTTTCATGTCGCGCAGCATCATACGGTATTCCTCGGGGTGCATCTGCCCGAGGTGGTCGGTACGGCCCTTGGTGTACTGATATACCAGCGTCTGCTTGTCGGCGTAGGGCATTCGGGCCAACAGCGCGTAGAACTGGCGGTAATTGAATTCGGGGGGGCATGGTTCTTGCTTTTATGGTTCTTTAATGCATCTGTCTCTTAGCCCACATCTGTTCTTCCCTAAATTCGGTATAGTTTAGTCGTGCCCGTGCAAGGCTGGAGGTAAGACTTTTAGCCAGGTCGGACGCCTCCAATAGCGGCATGCCGTCCATTGAGAGGTAGGTCGTGCCATTGTGTTCCATCAGCTGCAGGCGTTGTCGTGCCTCGTGGTCGAGCCGTTTCACCCATCGTGTCTCAATTGCTTGTGCGCGACGTTCGTGCCATACTTGCATCCGCGCCATTATTGTTTCGATTATCTGTTTCATTGTCTTGATTTTAAAATAAACTTAATTGGTCCCCCGGCTGTCGGATAATCTCCAGCCAAAAGTTCGGATTGGTGATGCTATGGAGCGTTTGAGGGTCGATGTCGTTGAACCAGTGCAGCCCATTGTCATGCCATTTCAGTGGAGAGTGCACCAAACGCGCCGAGATGTGGCAGTGAACAGGCCTTGGCGTTTCGGGCCTTCCCGTAAACCACGACGGGCGTGGACAGCGACAATCGTCAATTGTTCTGACAACCTCGTAGATCCTGTCAACATAACACGACTCGTGCCCAATCCAGTGCACCGTGAATTTATCTCCCTTGTGTATCATGAGTAACCTCGCTCCCCTCTGTTAAATAAAACCTAATCCCCATCTTCTCCGCCCGCTGCTCCAACGTTGCCGAGCGGCGCGTGTCGGCGGTTATCGTGGCATCCGACGATGCACGGGACACCACATAGCCACGCTTGCGAAGCCTATTGCGCAGACATATTTTCGCTTTTGGGGCTTTCACCACGCGAAGGGCGGTCTTTTGTTCCAGCCCGAAGGCCACCCGCCGACGTTCGGCCATCACCGTGCGCTTGCGTGTATCTGCGCTCCGTCGGTACATTTCGGAGAGAGCTTCCGCCGACAGTCGGTCCTTATTTCCTATGCCAGGCTTAAACTGGTAGGCCTTACCGTATTTCAGCAGATTGGCCTTGCCTGCATTACCCTGTCCACGGTTGGCTCGTACGGCGTGCTTAACGGCATTGGCCTGCATCGCACGAACGAACTCCACGCTTTTCTCCAAACCCATCTCGCGCGCCAGACGCACTGCTGTACGCAGCGACACCCCAAGGCGACATGCCACCTCTTCGTTCTTCGTCTGGGCGAAATGCTCTTCCATCCATACCCGCTCCTCGTCCGTGAGCGTCATCTTTCCCCACTTCCCGCGTATCATGGCTTGTGCGTTTCAAACATTACCTCTATTCCGCACGAGCTGGCCACATCCAGTTCCAGTTTCGCGCCCTTGCTCAGTTCCCATCCGCGCAGCATGTAGATTTTACCGCATTGCAGCAACATGCCGATATCCACGCGCATGTGGCGTCGCCAATCTTCGCTCTGGGGCAGTCCGTTGTCGAAGGGGTTAACCGGAGTAAAACCTTCCTCTCTCAACTTATGGGCAGCTGCTGCGAATGCAGCCTTGCGCTCGTTGATGTCGTGGTGCGCTATGGCACCGCTAATGTAGATCTTGTTGTTCATCTTCTTCTTATTTAAAATTTGTTGAATTCGTTCTGATGTGTCACTAAACGCTGGAAATCCCCGTATCATACGGCTCATTCCACTATCTGAACAAAGCGTAATATCGACGCTTATGTTTTCCTCCTGCTCCGGCAGGTCGGCAATTACCTTTTCCAGGTATTCCTTCACTTCGGCAGATGTCATTGCCTTGTCCTGCTCATTGTGAATAATTTCGTATAGTATCTTTCCCATATTGTAACCGTTTTATTCGAAATTCCTTTTTTTTAAACATCCCTATTCTCCCGAACTGGGATGCCGTCAAACAAATACATAATAACAAATACCATAATCACTTACCCTTCCGCGAACTTGTCCAGTTCGCTTTCCATGTCCTCGCCCCACACGCGCCTCGCTCCCTCGTCCCAGATGACGTACCGCCCGCCTGGCTTAAATCGGCCTTTGCTTATCGCGACATACCCCTTAACGAGTATCTTCTGCGTGGCATCGTACATCACCGCGTCCGCCGCCTGTCCCTTAGGCTTGTCGCCGGTGGCGTGCGAAACGAATATGATCAGCTTGTCCGCGTGCGCCTCCTTAAACCGCTGGTATTCTGCATAACGCATCCGCGTGTATTGGAAACTGTCTATCACCACGATGTCCGGGCTTTTGGGGCGACTCAGCCGTTCGTGCAAGTCCGCCATGCTCTCGCGGTTCAGCAGCACCACCCTCCGTGCCACGTCCATCATCCCTGCACGGATGAAGGCGTTCTTCATCGTCAGGCTGTCACCCTCCTCGAGGCTGTCATAAGCCACGCGGCCGAAACGGGCCAGTTCCTTGCAGAGTTCCAACACGAAACTGGTCTTGCCCGAACCGCTCTTGCCCCATATCAGCCAAACGCCGGTGCGGTCTATCTCGCCAAACGCCTCGTGCCAACGCTCAGACAGCCGGTAGGTGGCTCGTTCCAGCATGTAGACGTCACTCACCGACAGCGCGCGGTTCAGACGGCGTGTCCCGTCCTTGTTCTTTACGCTCTTAACCATCGTTCAAACGCCGTTTAATCAGCGTTCGAACGCCTCTTGTTCGCGCATCCGGCGCGCACGGTGCACAGCCTTTTTCACCCGTCGCAAGTCGAATCCGCACTCCTCGGTCTCGCGGATTATCTCCGAAATCCTGTCCTTGTCCGTCACGCCGTTCAACGTGCACACGGCATAGACGTCGTTGGGCCTGGTGGGCTCAAGCTCGAAGAACTTGCGCCCGATGCGGCTGTCTATCTCGTTGTAGCCCTTCTTGTCGTAACGTAGGCCGTTCCTCATGCGCCTCTTGATGTAGGCCGTCGAGAAGAACACGATGCCGCAGCGTTCTTCCAAACGGTTGTACAGGTCGATGAAGTAATGGAATACGCGCTCGTTCAGCTTGTCGGCCTCGTCGAACACCAGCAGCGGGTGTTCCATCTGCACCAGCGCGGACGTAATGGCGTCAAGACTGTCGCGCAGCGTCTGCCCGTCGGTGCGGATGCCGATGCGCCGGGCGATGTCGCGGATGAAATCTCCGCGGCGCATGTCCTCGGAACAGAGAATGTAGAACACCTCCGAGTGCTCCGCCTCGTATTGCCTGGCGGTCGTGGTCTTGCCGCACCCGGCCTCGCCAACCACCCATGTCACGTTCTTCCAACGCTGCGCGTCTTCCAACGCGAAGCGCATCTCCTGGCTGGCCGTCGTCTCGGCCGTCCGCCATTCCGCCTGCCCCATGTCGCCAACCTGCGCCTGCAAGTTACGCCACATGTCCGCACTGATGTTCTCCCACTTGCCGCCCAATATCGCGCTGAGCGTGGCCGCGCTTGTGCCGCGCAGGCTCTGGGCGGCCTTGTTCTGCGAGGGGTATTTCGCCACGTAGCGGCGAAGTGCTTCCCTTATCTCTTCCTTTTGTCTATTCTCCATGATGTCTTATGTTTTTTTGTTTATAATTTTCCTGCCGTTTTCTTCAAGTTCGCTTGTGGAATAGCCAGCTCCGCACTGTTTTCCTTCGCGTTGAGCCAGTCGTCCATCGAAATCCTTTTAGTGTGCACGCCCAGCTCGAAGTCGGCCGCGGACATGCCGTACTTTGCCACGCGCCGCTCAACCTGCCGTTCTATCTCCTCGTTGGCGCGTTTGCCCGCGCCCTTTATCTGCGGAGCGTTCAGGCCGTGCTGTTCGGGAGCGGTGCCGTTCTCGTGCTCTATCTCGCGGGCGGCCACCTGCCGGTCTATGCG